ATCAGCAAATTTTATTATCAGACCGGTTGACATGGTTTCTTATGGTCCAACACTGGCAATAGAAACCATGGATGTGCATGATTTACAAACTGGTCAAACAGAAAGTTGGACCAATGATGACCCAGCACCCCAGGGTCCTATTGCGTTTGCCATTAGTGCTTTGTTTTATGATGATAAACAACTTCAAAAGAAATTGAACAACATTATTGACACACATAACACTAAAGGTCAAGACATGATGCCAGGCCTGAACCAACGTCGCAGCATAGGCCAAGAAGTGGATGCCGACGCCTATATCGATTCAGGCGAAAAGACTCAGGCCGCAATGACAAAAATGAAACAAGGCATGGCTGAAGGCCTAAACGAATTTGCAATGAGTGACAATGACGGCAACGATGGCTTCAGTGATGACACACTTCGACAGCTGGCAGCACAGTGGTACAACGGTGATGAAGATCCTAAAGTGGAACAAACACTGGCAGCAGCAGGCTGGGAAATTGGCCAAGACGAAGGCTATGATGATACACCGGGTGTGTTTGTGGTACAAGCCGGAGACATCAACGGCCGCAGCTATATCAGCTGGCCTGCTCACGAACTGGAAGGGGTGGAGGAAGATTTAAGCCGTAGAGGGTTCTTGCGAGGCCTAGGCGCTGCCGCGGTTGGCCTTGGCGCCGCTGGTTCTGCTCAAGCCCGATCATCTGATGCTTCACGAAAAGAAGATGCTGAGGCCCTGGCATTACTGGCCAGAGGTATGACTCCTGAACAAGTTGCTAAAAAATTAGGAGTTCCTGGACCAAATCACGGGCAGACACATCAGATGAGTGGTCAGTGGGGGTCGATCAATCGGGCAGCAGCACAGCTTCAACGACAACGAGCAGCTGAAATAAAAGAAAGTCAAGCAGGTGATGCCTTGTTGGCCAGAATAAAGAGTCTGGCCCTGCTGCGATAACAAATTGAAATGCTTGATCTTTTTCAGCTCAATCCCTGGACAAAACAAGCGATAATTCCCATCGACGAGAGTACTGTTTGGCTAAAAGACCATTTTGGCGGGTTTGATTCTGACTATAAAAATTGGTTGTTAGACACATTTGATCCAGGCACTACTATCTTGTCTGAATACTTGTTACCCGAAAATGTTAAATCTAAGTATGATTTTTTGAACATATTGTTTCATGCCAATTTAATGATCCACAACAATCATTTTCAGAAATTTGTACTTTATGCAGCCAACCATACGTTAGATCACAAATTGCAACTGGATCGAACTAACTTTTTAAGTTCGTTCAACATGAATTATTATCTGGAAAGACAACAACTGGTAGCTTGGCTGCACGAATTAGGATGGTTTGATGATAATTTTTGTTCAAAATACTTTGCAATTGATCAAGACACTGTTGATGTAAAATCACTATATTTAAAATACATTGGTCATGATTATGATTGCTTGTCAAAAACTATAGCAAGAAATCATTTTTATTGCAAAATTGTTCAATTTGACAACCATGAAACGCCGCTGGATCAGTGGCGGCTGCCAACAGGGGTGGATCACCTTAACAATTTAATAACACTCTCAAGAAAAAATAAAAAATCATTTGTTAATTTAGTGTCCGAAACTCATCCAGCCCACTATGTTCCGTTTCCTACTGAAAAATTTTTGTATCCAGTTGTGCACAAAACGTTATGGGTAGCCCATGCTCAACCAGGATATCATAAATTTCTTAATGATTTTATGGGGTTTCGTATGTATCAGTGCTTTGATTATGAATTTGATCGAGAATTGGATTCAATTGATCGAATAGGCAAAATCACACAGATGTTGAAAAAATTTTCAACCATGACGCAAGATGAGTGGCACAGTGTCTACAAACAAGAAAAAGACACCATTGAGTTTAATTTTGAACACGTGGCCAGTGGAAATTTTATAAAACATCTACAGCAGTTTGATCAAGCATCCACAAAATATCCAACTTTGCCTACACCGTATAAATAAAACAAAGAAAGATGTGTAGTGGCACACCTTTTGGTAGACAACTAATTTAACCAGTTCCGTAGGAAACACAGACAGGCTGTGTTAAAATAACCTTGTAGGCAACATTTAAGTAAATCTTAAATTTTTAAAATCATATTAACGCACAAGAAAGGCAACACAATATGGCATCATTAGCAGACATTCGCGCACGTTTGGCAGCAGCCGAAAACAAAGGTTCCAACAACTCCCAAGGCGGAGGAGACCGATCAATTTACCCACACTGGAACATGGAAGAAGGACAAAGTGCCTCGCTTCGATTTCTAGCTGATGGCAACTCCAAAAACACATTCTTCTGGATCGAACGGCAAATGATCCGACTGCCATTCAATGGCGTCAAGGGCGAAATGGACTCTAAACAAGTCATGGTCCAAGTGCCCTGCGTGGAAATGTGGAACGATACTTGTCCAATCTTGGCCGAAGTTCGTGGCTGGTTCAAAGACAAGAGCCTGGAAGACATGGGTCGCAAGTACTGGAAGAAACGCAGTTACATTTTCCAAGGCTTTGTGCGTGAAAACCCCATTGCCGACGACAAAACTCCGGACAATCCTATTCGCAAGTTTATCATTGGGCCTCAGTTGTTTACCTTGATCAAGGCTGCCTTGATGGATCCAGAACTGGAAGAATTACCAACTGATACCTTGCGTGGACTAGACTTCCGTATTGCCAAGACTTCCAAAGGTGGTTATGCTGACTACAACACCAGCAAGTGGGCTCGCAAGGAATCGTCCTTGACTGAAACTGAACAGGCTGCTGTGGAAGCATATGGTTTGTTTGACTTGAGCACATTCTTGCCCAAGCGTCCCGGCGATGTGGAACTGCGTGTGATCAAGGAAATGTTTGAAGCGTCAGTGGATGGACAGCCTTATGATACCGAGCGCTGGGGTCAGTACTTCCGTCCTGCTGGTGTCAACGCACCTGCTGGCGGTTCACTCACAGTAGATGGACACGGCGATGTGCATGACACACCTGCCAAGCCAGCAGCACGTCCAGCACCTGCAGCAAACTTTGACGAAGATGTTGAGGTAGCAGAAAAATCTTTTGCTACTGAGCCCGTTGCTGCTCCAAAATCAACGCAGAAGGCCGAAGACATCTTGGCCATGATTCGCAGCCGCCAGGCCAAGTAATCATGTTTAGTGAGATAGATAAATCTATCTTTCCTGATAGCTGCGAGATACTAGAAATAGTGCCCTCGCAGCTATTTGTCTATCCAATTTTTAAAAATGGTAGCTCGTCGCTGAGTAAATCAGCTGCTGCTGCCGGCTGGAAAACGCTGAACCAGCATGATATATCCAATATTCAAACACCAATCACAGTTTTTTTACGTGATCCTCGAGAACGATTTATCAGTGGAGTAAATACATTTCTACAACTTTGTCAAAGAGAGCATGGTGAACTAGACCCCAAGACAATTTTATTTTTTGTAGGGAAATATCTGTTTCTAAACAGACATTATGCTCCTCAATTTTTTTGGTTAATCAATCTGGCTAGACACAGTCAGGCACCTTTAAAATTTCAACATGTTGATGATATAAAAAATCTAACTGCTGTTTATCACCGCACTGACATTGTACCTCCTACTTCAGAGTTTTTGAAGGGTATTGAAAATTTTCCCTGGGAAAAATTAGAATTGTATTTTTTGTTAGATCAACTGTTGATTGACCGTATAGGGCAAGAGATAAAATTTGTAGAATTAATCAATACTATCAAAAAAACTCACAGTGATCTATACCAACTGATAGTTGATCACACACACCAGATTTCAAATGCACTGCCCAAGACTTGATCACTTTGTGCGACTGAATTATGATGGCACAGTAGGGCGCTGCGGTCATATGGTTAATGCACCGCAATTTGAAAATTTAGATCAACTAGACAACAGCAATTGGCTAAAAGAAGTTAAACAACAATTTGAAAAAAATCAATGGCCCAAAGAATGTGTTCGTTGCAACCAAACTGAAAATTTAGGGCAAGGCAGCATACGACTTAACACAATAAATTTTGATCAATTGCAAACACACCCGGACTATCTTATTGTGGGAGGAGTGCTAGATAATGTGTGTAACAGTGCATGTTTGACCTGCAATGAAAATCTAAGTACAAAAATTGGTAGCTTAAAAAACAAATATTATCCTATCGTAGACAACTCTGTGCGTTTTTGGAACTTTCCCCAGGAACGCATTGTGCATTTAGACATCAATGGAGGAGAACCTAGTGCTAGCAAAAATTACAAAAAACTCTTGGCCAACCTACCCAAGAATGTCAAATCAGTACGAGTAAACACCAATGGTTCTTTGATCATTGATGAACTGCAAGATCTAGCAGCAACAGGCATAAAGGTCACTGTGACAGTGAGTCTGGATGGCATCGGATCAGTGCACGATTGGGTACGTTGGCCAATCAAATGGGATAAATTTTACAACAACTTGATGAAATATCAGTCAATGCCAGGCATAGACCTAAATACCTGGACCACAGTGAGTGCATTGAATATTGGTGATTTTCAAAATATTCAGAATTTTATCAACCAACATAATTTGCAACATTCTTATGCATTGTTAGATACACCCAGGGTGTTGAATGTCAGATACAAAAATTCTCTGACTCAATCATATGACGCAGTATTTCCCGGACATGTTGCAATTGACAAAAACAATCAACATGAACTAGACCAATTTTTACACAAACAACAGCAACTAAGATCGTGAAAATAGCAATAACTGGACACACTGCAGGAATTGGACAATCTTTGGCTGCTCAGTATGCTGCTCGGGGGCATGAGATTGTTGGACTCAGTCAGCGACATGGTCATAATATCCGAGTCACACAAAAAATAGCAAATCTGATAGAACCTTGCGATGTGTTTATCAACAATGCTCAAGCAGGTTACGCACAAACTGAACTGTTGTTTGAAATGGTCAAGAGATGGCAAGGCACAAAAAAACATATTGTTGTGATCAGTACCATGATGACTCAAACTCCAGTGAGTGAAGCAGTTGGTCTAGAAATGGACCAATATCGTGTGCAAAAAATAGCACTAGAAGAAGCAGTCAAACAAATCAGACATCGACAACTTGGAGTAACTATTACAATAGTGAGACCGGGAAATATTGCCACCAGTGTTGAAAAAACTGTTCCTCCAGCAGCAGATGTTGACCGTTGGGCACAAGTATTAATCAATATATTTGAGTTGGCTTCTCCTGACTTGGCAATCAAAGATATAAGTCTGGGCCCAATATGACACCAAAAGACATACTAACCAACCAGAGTTTTTGTCCCATACCATGGACCGGCCTGATGTACAATTTCAATGGCAAGGTAAAAAATTGTATTCGCAGCACAAACAGCATGCCCATTGGAAACATCTGTGACCAGTCAATTGAGGACATTGTTGTTGGTCAGTCCAACACATCAAGACAACAAAATATTATTGACCAACAATTGGTGCCCAGTTGCCAACCTTGTTACGAACTTGAGAGAGGCAAAACAAATTTCGATATTATTAGCGATCGAATATTTTATATTCGCGAACTCAAAACAGTGCCATTGGCCACTTATCAGGCAGGAAATTTTGATTTACAAACAATTGATGTTAGATGGAGCAATCTATGTAATTTTTCTTGTGTGTACTGCAGCCCCGAATTCAGCAGCAAGTGGGCTGCAGAATTAAAGATCACAACACCTACTCCCAGTCCAGAGCAGTTGGAAAACTTTCGAGAATACATTTACAAAAACGCACACAAACTCAAGCATGTGTATCTGGCTGGCGGCGAACCATTGTTGATGAAAGAAAATCTAGAGCTGTTACAAAAATTAAATCCCGAAGTAAAACTGCGTGTAAACACCAACCTAAGTAAAGTTGATTCAAAAATATTTGACGCAATTTGCAAGTTTAAACATGTGCATTGGACAGTGAGTATAGAATCAATCCAACAAGAATTTGAGTACATCAGACACGGTGGTGTTTGGAAAGATTTCTTAGAAAACTTAACAATAATACGACAGCTTGATCACAAAATATCATTCAACATGTTGCATTTTTTGTTAAATTATAAAAGTGTTTTTCAGTGTGTTGATTATTTGAGCAATATTGGATTTCACAACAATAGTTTCATAATTGGTGCTTTGGCCAATCCTGAGTATCTAAATATTAGACATCTGCCTGATCATGTGTTATACTCAGTGACTGATGAACTAGAACAAAGGATTTCGCGACAACCAGGATATCTGCTCGAAGACAGTTATCGTAATCTTTTGCACTATATTCAACAACCATTTGAGAAGAATTTAAGAGACTCTTTTGAAAAGCTAACAGCGTTAGATCAACGAAGAAACTTAGATAGCAGTTTGATTTTTAAAGATTTATACAATTTAAGATAAGGAAACACCATGGGCAAACCATTTGACATTTCAAAATTCCGCAAGGACATCACAAAAAGCATCCAGGGCCTCAGCATTGGATTCAACGATCCCACAGACTGGATCAGTACCGGCAACTATGCACTGAACTATCTAATCTCAGGAGACTTTGACAAAGGTATTCCACTGGGCAAAGTAACAGTGTTTGCTGGTGAATCGGGAGCCGGCAAGAGCTATATCTGCAGTGGCAACATTGTAAAGAACGCACAAGATCAGGGTATCTTTGTTATTCTTATTGACACAGAAAACGCACTTGACGAATCTTGGTTACACGCACTTGGTGTTGACACCGGTCCAGACAAGTTGCTCAAGCTCAACATGAGCATGATTGATGACGTTGCCAAGGCAATCTCCACATTCATGACAGACTACAAAGCACTGCCGGAAGAAGAACGCATGAAAGTGCTATGGGTCATTGACTCATTGGGCATGTTGCTGACTCCCACAGACGTCAACCAGTTTGAAGCAGGCGACATGAAAGGTGACATGGGCCGCAAGCCCAAGGCACTAACCGCACTTGTTCGTAATTCTGTCAACATGTTTGGTAGTTACAATGTGGGCCTGGTTTGTACCAACCACACCTACGCCAGCCAAGACATGTTTGATCCCGATGACAAGATCTCCGGTGGTCAAGGTTTCATCTACGCCAGCAGTATTGTGGTTGCCATGAAGAAAATGAAACTCAAAGAAGATGAAGATGGCAACAAGATTACTGATGTCATGGGTATTCGCGCCGGATGCAAGGTAATGAAAACACGCTATGCCAAACCGTTCGAAGGCATGCAGGTCAAAATCCCTTACTCAACTGGCATGAGCCCACATTCAGGTCTGACTGACCTGATTGAGAAAAAAGGTCTGCTCAAGAAAGAAGGCAACAGCCTGGTGTTTACCACCAGCGATGGCGAAATCATCAAGAAGTTCCGCAAAGGGTGGGAACGCAACGACGACGGTTGCTTGGATGTGGTTATGAAAGATTTTGGCAATCAAAAGGGTGAGGTAACTACTACAGATGAGGAGACAGCAGAATGAGTACAGATGTAGCAGCAGAAATTTGGGGAGAACTTCGTCGTTATGTAAACGTGGTGGACCGTGACGAAGCAGCTGAAACTGTGGTTGCAGTGTTGATCGACAATGACTATGACGCAGATCAAATTCGTAACATTTTCAAGGGCGATACTGAAATCAAACGTGCCTTGGCTGCGTATGTCAACCGTGACGTAGAAGAAACCCCCGAAGACGATTATGAAGAAGAGTCAGACCTCGACGAAGATGAACGCTGGGAAAACTAATGTCCGATCGTTATTTTCCGATCAAGACTCAGACCGCATGTCAATTAAAATGGACCTGGAGTACTCTGTTTCTCAACAAGGGTACTACCAGTTCGTGCCATCGAGTCAAAAAGGAACAAATAACAGCTGAAACATTTGATTCTTTTCACAACACTCCAAAAAAGTTAGCAGACCGAACACTAATGCTCAACGGAGAATGGCCAACGGAAGGATGTGATTATTGCAGCAGCATCGAACAAGCTGGCGGCTCAAGCGATCGTATGATGCATCTCAAGATTCCAAATCTTGTTCCGCCTGAACTTGATCAGAATCCTGAAGAAATCACAGTGACTCCTCGAATTGTAGAAGTATATTTTGATAATGTCTGCAACATGAGTTGTTTGTACTGCGACGAAATGTTCAGTAGTACAATATATCAAGAAAATCAAAAATTTGGGCCTTTTGAAAAACACGGAATACTGATCAAAAATCAAACAAAAGAGCCCGAACGTCTCAATGATCTAACTCAGGCGTTCTGGAGATGGTTTGATGCAAATTATACCGCAGTGTTTAGACTACATGTTCTTGGCGGCGAACCTTTTTATCAACCGCAGTTTGATACCATGTTAGATTTTTTTGAATCTCATCCAAGCCCCCATCTTGAGCTAAATGTAATAAGCAATTTAAAAATTTCTAAGTCTAAACTTGTTACCTATGTTGAAAAAATAAAAAAATTAGTAGCAGAAAGAAAAATTAAAAGATTTGATTTGACCGCAAGTATTGATTGTTTTGGAAAAGAACAAGAATATGTGCGTTACGGAATGAATCTAGAACAGTGGAAAGAAAATTTTAATTACCTGGTCAATCAACGATGGATCACACTGAACATAAATCAGACTTTAACAGGGCTGACCATCAAAACTGTTCCTGAATTAATTGAGTATATTGGACAGATTAAAAAAAATCGAAAAATAGGCCATCATTTTTCAATAGTGGTTGGGCCTTACAAATTTTTACATCCAGGAATATTTGGCCCAGATTTTTTTGCTAAAGATTTTGATAGAATACTAGCAACAATGTCTGACGACACAGTGTGGGATCAACATGCTAAAAAATACATGACAGGTATAAAATTACAAGTTGAATCTTGCGAAAAAAATCAAGAAAAAATACAACAATTGGCCATGTATCTAGACGAGCTGGACAGACGTAGAAATCTCAATTGGCGTGTAACATTTCCCTGGCTAGAGAAAGAATTAGATCATGTGGTATAATCGTGTTGTTGCTGATCTGGGCCAGATCCCTGATTTCATTGCTCATTACGAGCAAGAACTGGACCTTGCCCGCCGCGACTGCCGCATTGGTGGCATAGTTGAGCACAGGATCAAAGAGCTACCGGGTATCACTGAGCAACGGTTCAACCAGCTGCAAGAAATTGAAGCTGTGTTGAACTATCTCAACATTCAACTGCGCAAGATTCGTCGACGACATTTTCAAAAGTATCTGGAAGGATATGCTCGTGCACTCACATCCAGAGACGCTGAAAAGTATGTGGACGGTGAAGATGAAGTGGTTGATTTTGAAACCATTATCAACGAAGTTGCCCTGTTACGCAACAAATGGCTGGGCATCATGAAAGGCCTGGATTCAAAGCAATGGATGGCTGGGCACATTGTGAGACTACGTGCTGCGGGTATGGAAGATATTTCAGTCTAGTGTTTGGTCACTGTAAATACCAGTATGAAAATTGTATTAGTAACTGGAGGTTTTGACCCTGTGCACTCAGGGCATATTGCCTATTTCAAAGCTGCAAAAACTCTAGGTCACATGTTGATTGTTGGCCTCAATAGTGATGAGTGGCTGGTTCGTAAAAAAGGTGCGGCCTTTATGCCCTGGAACGAACGACTT